AACTTGTGCAGCCGGTCATAGTTGGTGATGTTGATGCCGGGGCGTATCTCGCTGTCGTCGTGTGCGTGAGTCACCGTCACCCCACACGCTGCCGCCTCGGCTGCTGTCTGCTGCGCAACTGCCAACGGTGCCAGAATCAGAATGTTCCCGCCCGTATGCTTTTGCACCACGTCAGCCCATGCGACTTGCATACGGGTCTTGCCAAGGCCGGTATCAGCAAAGATTGCGCAGCGTCCACGGCGCAGCGCCCATTTCACAAGTGCCTGCTGGTGTGGAAACAGCCCATCCATAAGCGTCACGTCATGCGTGATACCGACCGGAGGAACCGCCAGCAACTTGCTTTTCACAAATGTTGAATACGTCATGGCGTAAAAAAGCCCGCTGTTGCGGGCCTGTGTGGGGGTGGGGTGGGTTACGAAATGCTCAGTCTGTCTTTGCGCACGATCCGCGCACCCGCTACAGCCTCACCAGCCTTGATTGCGGCCTTGATCTTGGCTTTGCTAGGGGTGGGTGGCTTCGGGTCATTGCAGAGCGCTGGCGGGAACTCCGCATCTGCGTCAATCTCCACCGACTCATCGCGCTCAAGGTAGAGCTTTGCGCCGAACAATCCAAGCTCGTGCTTGACCTCGTTGATGCCTGTCGCCTTCATGCAGTCGGCCAGGTACGCCTCAAACCGCTCAAGCCGCTTTTCCCGCGCCTCAACTTTTGCCAGCATGTCTTTCAACATGGCCTTGGCGCTGGCAAGCGTTGCGGCTTCTTCCTTGGCGTATGCCACGCAGGCAACTGCCTTGTTCTGGAAAAGCTCGCGACTCTCAGTGTACGTTTCGATGATCTCGCCGGTGTCCGGGTCAATCTTGTTGACCGACTCGCGCACGGCCTGCGCCGCGTCAAATAGTGTGATTGCTGTCATTTCGCCCCCATGAAAGAAGAAGGCCAGCTACTTGTGCAGTGCTGGCCTTGGGTTGCCGGGTCATCTCCCGGCGCTTTGCGATGTACTTTGCGTGTGCCCTGGCTCTTGCAGCCTTGCCCTTGGGCGTGAGGGCATAGGCTTTGTAATCGCGCTGTGGCATGGTCAGAACGGGATCGCGTCCTCATCAAACCCGCCATCAAACGCGGGCGCTGCGGCTGGCTTGCCTTGCGGTGCTGGTGCTGCTCCTTCACGCTTGCCGCCCTGCAATGCAATGTCGTTCACGCGCACGTCCATCTGCTTGCGCTTGTTGCCGTCTTTGTCCGTCCATTCGCGCTCGGTGATGTTGCCCACAACGGTGACCTGCTGGCCCTTCGTGAGGTACTGCGCAAGGCTGTCGGCACGCTTGCCGAACAATTGGCAGTTCCACCAGATCGTAGGCTTTTCACGGCCTTGGCTGTCGGCCACGGAGAAAGAGCCCACGCTGTCGCCGTTGGGCATCTTGCGCAGTTCAAGGTCACGGCCAAGGGTTCCGGTAATGGTGATGCTGTTCATGCTGTCTGTTCCTTCTTTTCGTTGAGTCGTTTCATTACCGGGGCGTAGGCATTGGCTGGCACTTGCGCGAGCGTCTTGCACTCAAAGCCTGCGCCCTTGCTAATCCATCCCATCAGCGCCACCAGGTCAGAGCCGGTATCGGCCACCAGCGCGGCGATTTCCTCTTGCTGTGCCCGCGTCAGCGTTGTGGGCGCTGCCTGCGGTGCTGGTGCCTGCTTTGTGGGCTTGCTGGCTGCGTTGCCGTCGTCATCCTCCGGAGCGATTCCGCAAGCTGCCATCAGGCTGTATCGGCGGGCGTAGGTCAGTGCTGACCCGTACCCTTGCGCGTCTTGCTTGACGGCTGGGACGTGGAGCTTTCCACCGCTCAGGCTCTCGCCCGATTCGTGCAGGAAGATCGTTTCCACCGTTACGCCAGATTCGCAATCGTGCGTCGGCTGGAGCAGGGCAATCCCGTTGGCGTTGAGCGAATCAATCACCGCCTCAATGCAGCCATCAAGGGCCACGTACTTAGAACGAAACGCAGGGTTCGTGTTCGTCTTGAGCGCCGGGGCGAAGTTCTTTTGCGCCTTCACGAAGGCCGCGGCTATCTTGGCGTTTTCCATCATTGCTCTCCTTAGATTGGTCTAAATCCATCTGTGCGCAGGCCATGGCCTCGTCGCAACTCTCTTGAAGCATTGGGTGCATGGCTACCTCACTTCATCCGTGCCATAAAAAATGCCCGCTTGATTGCTCGCAGCGGGCGGTTAAATCCTCGGTACACGCGGTACCACTTGAGCCATTCGGTGATGAATGTCATGGCATCACCATCACATAGCCGACAAGCGACACGCTCAGAATGCAAAAGAGGCCCAGTAGAGCCTCTGCGATGTGCTGTTCGGTGGGTGTCATGGCTTGTCGCCTTTTGCCGCGCTTCGTTCGCTCACAATGGTTGCGCATTGCTCGATGAAGTCGGATGCGTTGTCCCATGCTTCTTCGGGCGTCTTGAATTTGTGGCCGCGTTGTGTCGCCACACCAAGGCCGTACACCGTGCCCATCCAGAATGTCTCCAGCTTGCCGTTGATGACTTGCTGAAAGCGCTCTGTGTTGATGTCGCTCTGTAGCGCGGCTGCATACATTTCGATGCGGTCAGGCAGCTTGAATGTGGTCATCACTTCACCTCCGCTACTGTGTAAACCTTGCCTCGCTTGGGAAAGCACTGGAGCACATCGCCATCCCACTGCGCCCGCGCTCCCGGCCCGCACACTTGCTGCCCAGCAAACTCGCGGCTGGCTCGCGCTGCTTCTTCTTGCTGCACTGCTGCCAGTTCGTCAGCCCGTCCAAATTCATCGCTGTAATCTGCATCGCTCAGAAAGCAAAAAGCACCGATAACGGTGCTTAGTACGATGGCGGTGCCCCAGTTGGGATGTAAGTGCGTCATTCGTCCACCTCCGCAGTGTGATAACCATGTTTGTCTGCCAGTGCCTTCACCACTGCAATGCACGACTGCACTCCGACTGCGCAAGCGTCCATCAGTGCAGCCACAACCTTTTCATCGTGGTCGCGGTAGCTGAGGCCGTCTAGCAGCCTGTCGTACTTGCCCATGCGGGCCTCGATGACAGCGATTGCAGCTAGTCGGGCTTCCTCGCGCTGCGTCAGTTCATCGCGCTTTGCAATGCGGTCGTGTTCAGCCGCGCAATGGGCCATGTCGATCTCGAAGCTCATGTGGTTGCTCCATGAAAAAAGCCGCACTAGGCGGCTGTGTTGGGTGGGCTACTCGCCGTTATCTCAAGCACCGTCCCGGGTGGATGAAGTGGCTTTTGCCCGTAATTGAAGATGGTCGAACACAGGCCCGCAGGGATACAAACCCTCGCGCGCTCGCTGCGCTTTCACTGCCGTACTTTCGGCCCGCGACACTCCAAGGCAACGGGCGCCTGCGCTGACCATCATTGAAGCGCCCTGAGCCGTCACGAACTCTCAGACCCCTAGAGCCAGTGGACACGCTGCAGCGTGCTACCCACCTCCCTTGCGCACTACGCCTATTCGCCGCGCTTCAATGATGGTCCTCGTCTTTCCGAGGTGTCACCGCTATGCACGCCGATGGGTGCGGTTTCCGTCATCACAGCCGTGCAGGCCGCTCGGTCGTTAGCTGGCTCATACCGAGAATCCCGTGTTTACGACAGTAGGCTGTCAGCCCAGCAGGAAGAATCACCATCACAACAGGGGGCAGGGCGCTACTCCTGCAAGGTGTTTATCAGTCTGGCCGTTTCCGGCTCTCTCAGGTCTGACTAGGCCACCTACCTGCCTATTTCCGGTTGGATTTCTGAGGTCCGGCTGTTCCCTCTTTGCGTGTTGTCTCGCTTTCCACGCCGCCCCTGATGTGATGCCTCTCGTTAGAAAGGCTGTGAGCTGTCAAGCAATCCTTGACTGTTGCCCCGCGTTGGCAGGGCGGGGGTTAGTAGGTCTGCGCTGCCACCTCTGATTCGTCGTAGAGCAAATCGCGGACCTCCCAAAGTTGACGCTTCGCATTCCTGTACGCCTCGTCGCTTGCCTTGACCTCGGGTTTCCGCAGGAGTTGGAGAAGTCGGTCTTCTTGTTCGCACAGTTCTGCAAGGCTCATGCTGCTCAGGTCTGCCATGTCTATCTCCTTGGTTGAAATCAAGATGGCTCTCGGTGGAAAGCCATCTTGATTTGCCCCTGTCTCCAAGGGCTGTCATTTCTTTTCTTGGCCTGCTCAACATGCACCACCCGATGCACTAGCTCGTCAGCCTCACACAGTGTTTCGACCCTCTGTGGTGGTCCTCGCGTCGGGGCGTTCCCTTTGCTGCTCCGCTTTGTTTGCGGCATGGATGAATTATGCGCTAAAGAATATTCACGCGCAAGCGCAAAAGAATACTTGCGACTACTTACGTAGTTCTACGCAGGCGTAAAAAAACCGCCTCTAGGGCGGCTTGTTGAGAGCGTGGCGATTCAGAAGGCTTTGCTGAACTGGATGCCGTTTGGATAGACGCCTGGCAGCGCGGCGCAGTCAACGCCAGATGATCGGCCTACGGGCGTTTGTCCGGCAGATGTGATCCGCCCTGTTGCGGAGCCATTGCCCGCGAAAGTGACAGTCAGGCCGACCGTGCAAGCGTTGAACAGGATTTGCCCGGAAATCTGCGCGACGTTGCCACTGATAGTGCCGTTGATCAGATCCCATGTGTTGAGCTGGGTTGGCCGAACGTTGCCGATGGCGCTATACATCTCGATCCCGCTGGCGGGGATGATCCCGTACAGGGTCGCTATCACGCGGTCGCCATTGGTGTGCACGGACAGATACGAACCGCTGGAAGCCAGGTTGACATACACGCCGTCATACGGGCCAGCAGCCATTGCGGCACCAGACGCGGCCAGCAAGACCGCAGCAATCATTTTCTTCATAGACACTCCTTAAATTCGTTCACTTTGCTTGTGGACAATTTCACCAATGATGACGCAATGCTCATCACACAGTTTTCGAGGATAACGACGGGCGTCTGGGTTGTCTGAGGCCAGCCACCATTGCCCGGCATCTCGCACTAGGCGCTTGATGACCATCTCGCCTTCGTAGTTCACGGCAAACACAACCCCGTCTTTAGGTTGCGTTGCGTCAGTGTTCACCACGACTGTATCGCCGTCATACAGGCCGGGCTCCATGCTGCCATTGGCGACTGAAACCGCAAAGAGCTTTTCGGCCTTCAACCCCTTGTTTGCCAGCCAGGTGCGCCGGAACACGATAGGCGCGCCGTCTTGATCCTGATAGTCCACAGCGAAACCGCTTGCCCCTGCGGATAGCTTGAACTTGACCCGGCGCACGGCTGGAAAGTCCGGGTTGTCGTCCAGGTCGATGACCTGCAGCGGATCAGATCCCCAGATCGCTCCAGTACCCGTATCCAGCCAATCCGCAGAGCAACCCAGAGCCTTTGCCAACTTGACCAGCCCGGTTGTGGTGCTGGAGTCGCCGCGCTCCAGTTTGGATATGTCGGATTGCTTCACGCCCGACGCCTGAGCCAACTGCACTTGCGTCAGTCCGCGCTCTAGCCGGGCGTGCTTGAGTCTTTTGCCAAGGGTGTCCATCCACCCATTTAATCCTTCTTGCATATTCTCACGCGCTCAAGTAGAATAGTCGCAAAGGAATATCAACCGATGGAAGCTAAAGACTTTTTGGCCGCGATCCGCGCTACCGGCATGACCCAAGCCGAGGTGGCGGTACGCACTGGAATCCCGCAGCCAACCATTTCCAAGATTGAGCGCGGCGAGGTGGATGACGTCATGTCTCGCAACTACCGCGCACTGCAGGCCCTGCACCGCAAGGTCGCCCGCAAAGCCAAGCCCACCGCTACGGCCTGAGCCATGAATTTCCATCTGCGTTTTGTCTTTCATGGCGCAGATGGTCTTTTTTGCGCCTGAAACGGTCACCCCTTTTTACCCCTAAGACTTACGGAGCCGCTCATGAAGCTGTTCTACGACGACGAATACGACGCGATTTCCACGGCCATCGGCAACAGCGGCAAGCCTTTCAAGCTGGTAGCTGCTCACATGTTCCCGGACATGAAGCCCGAAAGCGCATACGCACGTCTCAAGGACTGCTGCAACCCAACGGGCACACAGAAGCTGAGCTTCGGCCAAGTCATGCGCCTGATGGCTTTTTGCGAGTGCTACGACCCGCTGTATCACGCATGTGACGACACGCTGCACGCCCGCCCAGATCGCAAGGCACCAGAGGACGAAGCCGTGAAGCTGGTTGAGGTGATGAACAACGCCGCCCAGACCATGGAACGCGCCATGCGGGCAATGGAACACCTCAAGGCCCGTGGCGGCATCCGGGCGGTCGCATGAGCTTTCCCACCGCCCGCCCCAAGGCCACACCAGCGCCATCCCCACGCATTCGCATCGTCAGCACTGATCGCCGCTACATCGGCTTTCACATCACCAATCAAGCCGAAGGCCGCAAAGACGTGGCCCGACTGCAAGCCTTGCAGAAGGCATCTGTTTAACGGTGAAGCCTGCTACCGAAAGTGCAGGCAACAAAAAACCCACCGTCAACGCTGCGCTAACAGCTCGGGTGGGTTCTCAAGAAAGCAATGACGCAATGATTACACAGCAACACCACATCGTCAAACGCCTCCGTCGCGGCTGGACAACGGGCCTTGATGCCCTGCGCGACTGCGGGACTATGAAGCTCGCCACGCGAGTATCTGAACTGCGCCGCGCTGGCGTTGCTATTGCCGACAAGTGGGTAGAAGTCGGCGGCAAGCGCGTCAAGGCTTATCGCATCACGAAGGGCTGCTAATGGCCGGTGGTATCGACTGGTTCCGTTGGCACCACGGCAGCGTGACAGACCCAAAGTTTCAGC